GGACCCATGGGATTGTGCATGTGGAATAGCGTGGGGGGGAGGGGCGGAGTACCTGCCAAGCTCAAGAGGGGGGTGGGGTCACCTGTCCGGGCCCAGACATAGTGGGCCTCAAGGGAGGGGCCAAGCTCGGTCAGTCAGGTCGGTCGGTCATCTCGGCCAGGACATCTCGGTCATGTCTTCGCGCCCCATCCGATCAGGCTGCTGCTCGCTCCGCTCGCTATCGCTCGGCGTTCCCGACTGGGCACGGTCAGGGGCCGGGACGGGATACCCCCCCCTGTCAACTGTCACCTGACAGGCTACGCCCGGTCCAGGCTGGCAAGCTTCAGGCGTAGCTCGGCCAGCACGTCTTCGCTTGAACGCTCAGAGCCCTCAGTGCTGACACGTTCAACGAACATGCTCGGCCCGTCGGTCATGCTGATGGAACCGAGGGCACGCAGCGCGGCCACGCGCCCGGCCTGGGTACTGTCGTCACGCAGGTCCGGGCTCGTTTCCTCCAGGAGCCGCTCACAGACGAGGTCGTATCGCTTGGAGTGCGACAGGCGCTTCTGATCCCTCAGCCGGGCCAACTCGGTTTCTATTCTACCCGCGATCTCACCGTCATGCCTTAGCTCGTAGGCTCGGCTATGGATCGTCGGTGCGGACATGCGGGACGTGTTGTAGCAATGCTTGTAGGCTTCTGTCTGTGACTGGCCAGAGACGATCTGGTCAACGAAGCAGAGTTGTTTACCAGTCAGGGTCTTCGACTTTGTCTTCGCCCCCTTGCCACCCTCTACCAGGGTTAGTTTGCTCTTGGTCATTCTGTATGGTCTCCGATGCAATATGCTGTTCGCTTCGCTCACTGGACGCCGCGCCGCGCTGTAAGATTTCCGACCGGCGCACGTCTCAATATATGGCTGCACCCAGTCGGCACAAGAGACCTGAATGGGCGTGTCCAGACACAGACATCAATGTGTCAAATAGGTCTTGTGGTATACTTGACATTGTGTATTATGTCCGTTCAGTCGTTGCTTCGTTAGCAGCGACTGAGGGGAGGCCCATGCCTCTCCGAAGACAGCGGAGACCACCGCTGCCCCCCGCTTCCAGGGTCCACACCTGGGAGAGCAGCAGGGCCCAAGTATCGCAGTGATGCGACACGGCAGGTCTGAAGGGAACCAACCTCCGAGCCAGCTAGTAGCTGCGCCGCCAGTAAGACACTGGCTCGGGTGATGGGTAACAACCCCGCCTCCGGCCACCGGAGTAAACTTCGACCTGCCGCCCAACCGGGTGATGGTCGACGGGCCCGAACGCTGGGGCCGAGCGGATCACTCCAGTCCGCTTTTCATTCACCACCATAAGGAACATCAAATGCTTCACACACAGACCACCCTTGATCACTACGCCGAGTTCACCAGTCGCGTGCAGGACGGTGCCCTGGTAGTCGTCAACCACTCGGGCGGCAAAGACAGCCAAGCCATGTATGCCGTCATCAAGTCCCTAGTACCCGCCGACCAGATCGTTGTAGTGCACGCCGATCTCGGTGACGGTGTCGAGCACCTGGGCGTCCAGGATCACATCATCGACAACATTGAACACCCACTGCACATCGCGGAGCCAGTCTGGAAGGACGGCTCGGCCAAGACACTGCTTGACGCCATCGAACGCCGGGGCAAGTGGCCCAGTGCCGCGCAACGGTACTGCACCTCGGACCTCAAGCGGGGACCATGCGAAAAGGTCATTCGTCGACTGCTCCGCGAGAGCGGACGCCGGGATGTGATCTCCTGCTTCGGCTTCCGCGCCGAAGAGAGTGCATCCCGAGCCAAGCGGCCCACCTGGGCCAGGGTCGCACGCAACTGCACCCAGTCGAGAGAATGGTTCGAGTTCTCACCCATCCATGATCTGACCACCGAAGAGGTCTTCAGGATCATCGCCCAGTCGGGTCAGCAGCCGCACCCAGTCTACGCCGAGGGGAACACGCGACTTAGCTGTGTGTTCTGCGTGCTCGCCTCCGACAACGACCTGCGGGTCGGGGCACGCCTTCGCCCGGAACTGGCGGCTCGCTACGTCGCACTCGAAGACAAGATGGGCCACACGTTCCGAGCCAATCAAAGCCTGCGGGATATCATTGATATCCACGTCTAGGCCTGGGGGGCACCGCCCCCCTTTTCATTCATCAACTGGAGAGCCGTCATGGACAGCAAGGAACTGCACCCAAACACGATACTGAGAATGCGACTGGACAACCTCGTCAACCTGGACATCCCCAAGGAACGCCGGGACATCGACAACCCCCGGAACGTCGACTGGTTGCTGCGTAACCTCCGCGCCAACAACGCTGACCACCCAGACATCGACACGTCGATGGATGCCTTGCGTCAGCACGCTGCATGGAAGCGATCCATGTTCATGTTCTAAAAAATCTAAGCGGGGGATGAACCCCGCCTTTCACTCATCAACCTGGAGAAAACATCATGTCTTCATTAAAGCACGCTATCGACACCCTCGTAGAAATCTACCCCACTATGATTGCCCAGCCGAAACGACTGGTGCCCATGCTGCTCGGTGCGCCGGGCCTCGGCAAATCCCAGGCGGTGTATCAGGCGGCAGAGATCATACGCGAGCAGAACAACATCGAACCCGAAGACTTCTCAGTCGTCGAGCTTCGCGCAGGCACCATGGACCCAGCCGAGATCGGCGGCTTCCGTTTCGTCATCGATGGCAAGACCGAAGTGACCGAGCCCGACTGGTATCCGAAGACGCAGCACGGGCTGCTGTTCCTGGACGAACTTGCCCAGGCCTCTCTCGCAGGCATGAACGCTCTGTCAGAGGTCATGCTTGACCATCGGATCGGCACCCGCAGCTTGCCCGCTGGGTGGATGGTCGTCAGTGCATCCAACCGCAAGCAGGACCGCGCTGGTACGAACAAAATCCCGTCGCATATCCAAGACCGGATACTGCCTCTCGACATCACCCTGGATGTCGAGGCCTTGCAGGACTACGCCATCCGATCCAACTGGTACGATCTTGTGCCGGTGTACTGGAACTACCGCCCCGAGAACGTCCACAACTTGGGCGACGATGGCCGGGGTGCAACGCCTCGGTCCTGGGAGATGGTCAGCAACTTCAAACGTGCGGACCTATCGCCCCAGGTCGATCACACCATGGTGCTCTCTGCACTGGGCGAGGAGGTCGGCTCAGACTTCCTGGCCTTCGAGCGCACGGTCGACTTGCTGCCGGACATCGACGACCTCATCAACGACCCCATGAATGCGAAGGTCGATCACAAGCCTGACATCATGTATGCGCTGATGGGTGCGCTCGCTACCAACATGGCCCGGCACCCGGCCAAGGTCGCAGGTGTCATCCAGTACCTGGACCGGATCGACCAGGAGTGGGCATTCACCTGCATCGCTGACGCTGAACGGTTCAACTCCGCAGCGCGGGAGACGGACCCGACGGTCAAACAACTGGCCTCATCCAAGGCCTACACCGACTGGCTCATCAAACACAAAGACGTGTTTGTCGGAGCCTGAGTGCGGGGGCATAGCCCCCCGCCTTTCACTCACTCAACTGGAGAAAAAAAATGACCAACCATGACATCATTGACGAGCACCTCCTTGAGGTATCGGTCACCATCAAGTCCTGGGGCGGCGTGAAGCGCGACCCCAAGCAGGAACGGAAAATTCGAGAGGCCTCGGGTGCCACCCGTAAGATCGGGCACTTCGACAAGTATCTGGTCTCGAAGGAAACGCTGGCCACGATCAAGACTATCGACGGCGCATGGCGCAACCGCAACACCGAGTTGACCCTACCCTGGTCAGACACCACTCGGGTGGTGACAGTGGCAGGCTTCAAGAAGTGGGCCGAAGAGATGCGGAAATTCCAGGTCCGCAGGCAGGCAGCGGTCGACAAGTTCTGCGACAACTGGCCTCACCTTGTCGAGCAAGCCCGGCAGGAACTGAATGGCAGCTTCAACGAGAGCGACTACCCGTCGGCTAGTGAGGTGCGTGCTCGGTTCGTTGCCGAGGTCGACTACTTCGCAGTGCGCCGGGGCAAGCACCTATCCCAGTCGCAACTGGTCGGGCAGATCGGCGAGATGCTAAACGAACGTCAGGCCGAGGTCGAAGCGCGTGCGCAGCAGCGTGTCGCCGACGCCGTGGCCGAGGTCGTCAGCCGCATCAGGGAAAAGCTCGAACACTTCAGCGAGCGGATGCACGCCTATGCCGAGGTCCCTAACCCAGAGTATGGGACCAAGCCTCGGGCCAAGGAAACGATCAAGGTCGGGACCTTCAAGGAGAACACGGTCGCAGGCCTCCGTGACATGGTCGACGTGCTACCCAGTCTGAACATCTACAATGACCCTGGCATCGCCGAGGTTCTCGCTGACGTGGCCAAGCATTTGACTGGCAAGGGCACGCCCGAGGCCTACGCCCAACAGTTACGCGACGATGATGCACTACGCGCCAAGGTCGCCAAGAAAACAGACAGCATTCTCTCGAAGATGAGTGCCTTCTAAAAGGGGGGATCAACCCCCCGTTTCACTTACCAATCGGAGATCAACATGGAACACATCGAACCACCAGTACAGTCAGCCAAGCGCCTCAGCAAGATACGCTCGCGCATGGCAATGGACGCTGCCTTCTTCGGCGGCATATGCATGAGGATGAAGGTCGTCTGGCTCCCCGCCGTCTCGACAGAGGTCGACACGATGGCGACCGATGGCAAGCACCTATTCATCAACGTCGGGTACTTCGACAGCCTGACCGACGGTCAGGTCCGCTGGGTCCTGATCCATGAGGTCCTGCACGTCACCGATGGACACCATCTGCGGATGGGCAAGCGCGACCCCAAGCGTTGGAACATTGCCGCCGACTACGCCATCAACCCTATCGTTGTCGAGCAGTGCGGCAACGCCGACATGCCAGAGGGTGGCTTGCTCGACAGCAAGTATGCGGGCATGAGCACCGAGCAGATATATGGTGCGCTCAAAGATGAGGAGCAGCAGCCCCAGTCGGGTGACGACCAGTCGGGCGACGACCAGTCCGATGGCAACCAGGGTGACGACAACGCTCAGTCTGAGCAGTCACAGTCAGCCGATCCAGCAGGGTGCGGTGGCGTTATCGCACCGACCAACGATGATGGCTCGGCCCTCTCGGTCGACCAGATTGAGCAGGCTAAGACCGAGCTTGCTCAGACCATCGCGCAGGCTGCGCAGCAGGCTGAGAAGCGGGGCCAACTTCCAGGCTCCCTCAAAGAGCTTGTGAAGAATGCCCGGCAGGCGCAGGTCGACTGGAAGGAACGGCTCTGGGACAACGCCAAGGGCTCGACCATCACCGACTACACATGGCGCAGCCCGAACCGCAGGCGCTTGCAGGACGGCATCTACCTGCCATCCCTGCTGAAGGAAGGGGCAGGCGAGATCGTCATCGGCCTCGACACATCGGGCAGCGTGTCCCGTGACGCCTTCGAGCAGTTTGCTGGCGAGGTGCTGGCCATCTGCGAGGAGGTGCAACCCAGTGCACTGCACCTGCTGTACTGTGACACCGCCTTGCACCCCGAGAGCTACGAGCGTGAGGACCTTGATGATATCAAGATCGAACGCAAGGGGGGCGGGGGCACAAGCTTTGTGCCTGTCTTCGACTGGGTCGAGGACCGCATCGCCGACGGCGAGGACGCACCGCAGTGCCTCATCTACCTGACCGACGGCTACGGCAGCGAGCCCGAGTACGACCCGGATTACCCAGTCCTGTGGGTCTGCTGCTCGCCGAAGGAGATGCGGATCGGCGAGACGGTACGCATCAACGCCTGACCAGGGGGGGCACCGCCCCCCCTTTTCACTCACCATAAATTGGAGGTCCAAATGATTATCATCCCAGCCGTTCTCGGATTATTCGTAGGCATCAGCATCACCACCATAGCAATAGTGTTTGTCATCGCTATCAATGCGGACCCTGCGGTTGAGCGGGTGCGCAAACAGAACAAGCGCCGTGAAAAACTTTCCCGTGAGCGGGCCCGGCATCGTCAAGCAATGCGCCAGATCAGGAGCGCCTAACCAGGGGGGGGCACCCCCCCTGCTTTCACTCACCATAATGGAGGTTACCATGAAACGTGCATACCTTAGAGCCGAAGGCATCGACTTTCGTGAATGGGCCGGGCAGTTTGTCCACCGGGATACCGAGGTTCGCTTCGACTACATCTTCAACCCCGAGTACATAGGCTACGAAGTCGGCCCCGACCATCCAAAAGAATTGGTCCGACGAGACCTAGGCCCAATGGGCGAGGCATTCGTTCGCACCAACTGCGATGTGGGCTGCTTCCCTCATCGCGTCTGCGTCAACGACCCACACGGGTGGGCCTATCGCTACGCCCGAGTGCTGAAGACGGTGGCTCATGTCGTCATCGACGAGGACGAGTGTGGCCACCCAGTCATAGAGCGCTGGAAGATCAAGCGCCATACAAGCTTCGAGGTGGCACAAGACTAGCGGGGCAACGCCCCGCCTTTCACTCACCAACTTGGAGATCGAAAATGACAAGCATCAAAATGAAAACGGTTCGCTTCAGAATGATCCGCACCGAAATGTGGGAACCCGAATGCCAAGTCCCCGCCCACATGAACGAGGACGAGGCAATGGAATATGCTACCGAGAACTATTCCGACCCAATGTACGATGAGTACATGCACAAATATACTTACGACCAGGAGACGGAGTTATCTGTCATAGAACTGGACGTTCCCTTGGGCGAGCAGAAGGACTGCTCCCTGGTGCATGAGCCTAACGTCTTGCCTAACGGTGACACCTTCGAGCTTGGTGCTCCAGACGTTGAAGATGAGTATGGCGAGGACGGTTATGGTGACGGTTTAGGGGAAAAATAGAACGGGGGATAGCATCCCCCTTTTCACTCACAACTGGAGAGAAGATCATGGATACCATCTTCAATAAGATCGACCACTTCTTTACACACCAGTGTAATGATTACGATGAACTGGACGAGACGCAGCCCGAACACAAGGCATTGCTTGATGCAATAGACCTGCTTGTCGAAATCCAACAGTCGCCGCCTGCCTTCACGCCTTACCTCAAGCACGATGGTCTAACCAAGATGCACGGGTCGGGACCGAGGTCAGACATAACCGACACAATCTTTGAACGCATGAACGGCGTCGAGTTGATGCCGGGCACTCGCATCAAGCGTGTCATGGGACGTGTATATTTGGAAGCGGAGAAGTGGGAGGATCGTAATGACTAACGCACTCGAAAGGTACGGGGACATGGCCGACAAGTTGGGCATGAGCCACGAACAACCAGTCGGCATCTCCTATAAGTCCTATGTGAATAGGAGCAAGACGGAGGTGCCGTCGGTCACCGACCACCTACTCAACGAACTTATTAAAGGCTGGCTGAGTGGGAAGATGTCTGACCGTGTCGTCCGGTTCGAGGGGAGCGTGTACGCCTTCCACGGTACACGCCTGTATGTGAACCCACGCTGGTCAAAGTGGCGCTACCGCAAACCGTTCGCGGTGGCTCGGGTTGATCGGAAGGACGGCGTACTTGAGGCCTTTGGCAAGTACGCCCGATGGGCTGACGCAGCATTCCCGAACGACTGGGAGAAGATCCATTCTAGGATCAGACGCATTGCCCGGAACCACTTCAACTCCGCAGATGCGAGCCCCTACGCTCTGCGTTCTCGCATGGATGTGTGCCCCGTCTACTCGCTGCACCAGGGTGCACGGCATAAGGCTAACCACGCTGCCAACGCCACCGCCTATGACGAATTGCTGCTGCTATTCAACAACAAGTTGAAGCGGGCGAAGCGTCACAAGAGGTTCCACCTCAACGCCTACACCAAGGTGCTTGAGGAGGCGAAAGAATATGAGGACATCCACGGGGTCGACCTCGGGATTATAATCCGAAAGGATTATGTCCTCGAAAGCTTCCGAAGAAAACTCAGCTAACTTGTAGCCCACTGTCCTCCCTCACGGGGGGATGGTGGGCGTCTTTTTTTTGCCTAGATTTCGCAGACCAATGATGTATTGTTGTGGTGCACACGCGCCATAAAACTAGGAGACCATCGATGGCCCAGCCCTTGATGCAACATGAACTGAAAAAGAAAACACGCCACATCCCCTTGCCCATTGAGATATGGGACGAGATCGAAGACCGTATGCGAGTGTCGAAGCGCAGCTATGGTGCGGAGATAAGCTCCATGATTGAGCAACTGCTTAACCTGGAGAAACTAACCAGCGAGACGCAAGCTCGTAGGTAGGGGGGGACGGACCATCTTGTCAGTGTAGTGGGTAAGGAGAGCGTCGAGCGCTTGGACTAACTGGTCCCTTTTATTTGGCGGCAGATGATTATCAATGGCCGCTGACACCAGCACCCGCTCGCACTCTCTGCCCGCTTCCCTGCGCACAGCACCCAGTGCATCAAGCACTTTGTGAAAACTGTTAAGCTGCCCAGTCGACGCAGCCCCTACACTCACTGACCCTGAGCGTTCATAGTTAGACCCGCTGGGCCCAAGCATTCGTGCTCGCCACATGATAGCACAAAAGCTTTCGGCTGCGCTGTGTTGCACATCACTGATGTGATTGTCTCTCAACATGCCATCGAAGGGTGTCGAGTCGAGACGCCGCAGCCTAACCTGAAAGGCTTTGGGGGATACAGGTTCGAGCCTGTACTCGCCATGCCTCAGCTTTTCTGGGGGGCCAAAGTCCGACGGACTAGATGTCCCACCCTTGCGTATCGTATTGCGCTTGCTGTTCTTGCTCATCGATGTAACAGCCTGTCGCCACGTCGAACCCGAGAGATGCTTCGCCTAATGCGCCGACCCATTTGTACCTCATCTTCCAGACGATGAACTTCACTGATACATCGTAGCCCCCATCGGGGTCAAGCTCACGGTGAACAGTCAGGCCGCAATCGCATTTGGAAAACCAGTGGGCCGACCCAGATATATCCATCCCCCTGGGGGCATGGACCTTGCCGTTCTCACGGGGGAGCTTGGTCGGGTGCGCCACAAAGAACACATGCAGATCGTGATGACGTGCAAACAATCGCACCTTGGTAAGCATGTCCGAGATAGCCTCGGTCTCGCTTCGGGTCCCGCGCTTAATCTCCAGGTAGTTATACGGATCGATCACCAGTGCACGCACCCCGAGCCTTAACACCGCTGCCTGTGCCCGTTCAAGAATGCTATCGACAGAGCAGGGCTCGCCGTCGTTGTGGTCAACGAAAGCGAAGTGCTCGTTGATAAATTCTTTGGCCTCGTTCAACTGGTCACGGGACATGCGTGGGGTCAGCCCCTCGAAGAACGGAAGCTTCAGATACTTCTCGGCCAGCTTTGCAATATGCGTAGCGGGATCGTTCTCGAATGAGCACACACAAAACTTCCAGCCCTTGTCCCGTGCGAGGTTCATCATAATCGCATCGATCATCTCGCTCTTGCCTGAACTGGGGATGCCAGTCACCACCGTAAGCTGGCCCGGCACCACGGAATACAAGCCGTCGAGGGAGGGAAAGCCTGTGCTCGCACCCTTGCCATGACCCTTTTCATACAGGTCCATCAGCTTATCTTCGTAGAACTTTACATCTCGCAACCCAGCGATAGGCCACGGCTGCGCTTTCTCTATGGCTCCGCGCACCGCATCCGCGCCAGCTTCCAGCAGGGTGTCGTTAGCATCCTTGCCGACTGGCCACTTGACAGTCCAGCACTTGACCTTACCCACTCGCCTTGCGAGTTCCTCTCCGAGAGCAGCGCCCTGCTCATCCATGTCCCCCGCAATAATAATCTTCTCGACGTTGGCCAACTGGTCGCGTGCTGACCACACATAGTTAAACTTGCGGTCCTCTTGCGGATCGATCTTACTGTCACTGAGTTTCATGGGTGCGCCATTCGGTACGCTGACAACGCAGGCTTCGGGCATGGCAGTCGCTATGCTAAGGGCATCGATCTCGCCCTCGCAAACAATCAACTCTTTCTCGTCGGTTAAATCTTCAATGCCCCATAAGGTCTGGCATCCCCCAGTCCCCTCCTGGGTGTGCAGCTTCTCATCCACCGCCCGATACTTGGACGCATAGATTTCTCCCTCGGAATTTTTGTAAGGGAACCCGATGCACGGAACTTCTTTATCAACCTTTCGGAAGAATTTTGTGGTGGAGAAAACGCCAAATCTTTTTAGCGCCTCTTCTGAAATGCCTCTGGATTTCAGGTAGTCCAGGTGGGTGTCGATAATGGGGTACGCACTCTTCGCAATCTCGACATCCTTTGTGGGCATGGGCTTTCGTCTTTCCATCTGAATAGGAGGACGGTCAGAGAATGCCCCCTTGTCTCCGCAATGGTGACAATGCCAGACGATGTGGTCGGCTTCAACCTTCACGCTAAGGCACGGGTCTTTCTGGTTCTGGCGCTTGCGGGTAGAGGAACAAGACGGGCATGTCGTCCTGACATTATGGCCCACCTGCCGCTGCTTGCTACCTAATGAATTGAAAATTTCTTCTCCGACGTTGGCATACATCCTGTTCTCCGTTGGTTAGTATGAGTGTTTATATTTAGAATTGTTTTTATTATTATCTTATATCATCTAACTAGGTTATATATTTATAAAATAAATATATGTTCATCTGATATAAGATGTAATAGGAATTATCACACATCGCTAATGAGGTCACTATTTTTTTTCGACTAGAGATTTGGGCGCTCTTTTACCAGCCTATCGTAATGATACCGACGCTGCGTTGGGCTCATGTCCAGTAGGATGATGACAGCCTCTCGCACCTTGACGGGGTCGAACCCCGCCAGCGTGCAGATGTCGATGAAGTCCTGGTTGGGAACAAGCACCCAGTTCAGTGCGTCATGCTTGTCGGATGTGGGCGCTGGAAACAGGGCGTCCTTTAGCCCGCGCTGGAGAACTGTCAGCCACAGAGATTTCTCGGAGCGTGATCTCGCATCGTGGTTCAACTTTATCCAGCCCCCAATAGATGTGCTTTTCTTTAATCGACCTGTCATTGTGGTACACAATTTGTTGCAGCGCATCAAGGATCACGCTCTCGTCCAGGTCAGGACGACGGCTGGCGTAGAAGATATGCATGGTGATCGACAGGTCGACACCCTTCTCGAACATCGGGAGCCGCAGCGCATTGGCCTGAAGCTGAATGGCTTTCACATAGCTGAGAGCCTTCTTGCTTTTAATAAAGCGTGGGCGTCCACCAATCTGGACAAGCCGTCTGCTGTTGCTCTTGCTGGCAGGCTCTCCGTACAGCGTGAAAGAAAGTGTTGACATGCTCGTCTAAGAAACTACATTCGTGGATTGATTCAAACGTGAGGTGACAGAGATGTCTGAGACTGTAACAAATAAGTTCAACCTGCCTGCCCCTGTGATGGATATGATTGGTAAGAACGATTATACTCAGGGGCCTACGGATGTAAACGTCACGTCCTTTATTGCACCACCCCAGGTCACCAGTCTCAAGCGGAAGCACCGCAAAGATATAGTGGTCGACGCCTCTGACCTTTTCTATGCAGCCTGGGGCAACACCATACACACAGTGCTTGAGGGCTACGGAGAGCGGAACCCTGACGCTATCGTCGAGGAGTTCCTGCACACTAAAGACCTCGGTGTAAAGTGGGGTGGGCACATCGACTTGCGTGAGCCGTCACCCGAGGGCCACATTATCAGCGACTACAAACAGACTGGTGCGTTCAAGGTTAAGAAAGCCATCGAAGGTTTTGATGATAGCGACTGGGAGTGTCAGCTTAACTGTTACGCTCAACTGGTGCGCCGCAATCATCCCGACATTAAGATAGCAGGTATCCAGGTGGTAGCCTGGGTGCGGGACTGGTCAAAGATCAAGGCCGCAGGCAACCCTACCTACCCACAGGCAGGGGTGGTTACTGTACCCCTCCCGTTGTGGTCAGAAGAACGAGCGGTTGAATATATCCATGAACGCCTGTCGCTTTGGCAGGATCAGGAACAGCGCATGGACTTCGGTGACCCGTCCATACCATGCACTGATGAAGAGCGGTGGAAGAAACCAGACGAGTGGCGTGTGGTATTCGCCGCAAGTGGAAAAACCAAGAGGGTATTTGACAATGAGGAAATGGCTAAGGAACTTGTGGCGAGTGAGAAGGGGGGCACCGAAAAATTTGATATCACGTTTACCCCCGGACTTCCCACTAGATGCACCTACTTCTGCGAAGCTGCACCATACTGTGCTCAATATAAAGGAGAACAATTATGACGATGATCACCGCGAAGTTCGTTGACCCACCCCAAGATGCAGATCAAGCGGCGGGCATAAAAGGTCGGAAAAGCTGGAGGATTACAGACCAGAACGGCAATAAATATTTTGCCAGAGCCGATGCAGGGAGGCCCAAAGAACTTCAAGACCTGTCCGTCCAGATTAAGAAGGGCGGCACCTATGAGGTGGAAGCAAACAGTGACAAGAATGGAAACAACTGGATCAACGATGCGAAGGAGGGAGAGGCACCTGCCAGTGCACCAGCCCCCGAGGCAGGCCCTGCTGCCTCATCCTGGGGTAGCCCAGACGCCCGAAGGACACGGTCTATTATATGCCAGTCTATTATCAAAGCCTGTGCTGCACAGGATGGCTCGCAGGAACAGGCCAACCGATGGCTGAGTTGGCATGACGCACAGGTTGATGGTGTGGACATGCAGGCTGCTGTCGATAGCATCGCCAGTGCATTCAGTGATGCCCGTCGCACAGGGTTTGTTGTGAACGTCAAGGTTCAGGCAAGTGTCGATCTTGAAACCAACGACTTCAACATCCCTGTTGAGTTATGGGATGACCACACGGACAAGATCATTAGTCTGGTCGACAGCACCATGGGTGCCATGTCCTTCGCTGCACCTGAGAAGGTAAGCGAGTGGTGGAAGAGACAGGTGGTAGCACTGGGTCCACTGAAGGAGAAGGACCCTGAGACGTTCGAGAAGTTCAAAGAGCGTGCTATCGAAATGAAGAAAGCTCTTACGGTTAGTGAAGCCGAAGACGGGGACGGTATCTGATGGCTCGCGGAGGTCTCTGGCACAACAAGTTCAAGAAGCGTGAGCAGTCAGGCTACGATGACTTCTCTGCTGAGTGCGCTCACCTTACGGGTCACATCGAACTGGTTGCCTCCGACGTTGAGTTTCTGTCCCAACAACTGGAGGCGGGGAATGCCAGACCTCGTCTCCGCATTTTCGGAGTGTGGCAAGAGCCAGACGAGAGCCCCCGTTGGTTGTCGCTGTCAGCCCTGCCATACAGGGCACGCAAGAAAAGGTGACACTATGATTAAAAGAAATTTTAAGCCCGTGCCCATAAGCAAGAGAGAACGTAGGCTACGCCGCAAGGAGGATAATGAACGGTTAGCAAAGGAGTCAAGGTTTTGGAAGAATGCTCGGTCTGCTATTCAACTGGGATATAACAAACCTGTTAATCGGCAAGCTGCCAAAGACTTGAATTGGAGGTGACACAATGAGCGACTTCAGTGTGAGATGGCGCAACCTTCCCACTCAGAAGGCACAAAGATTTGTTGAGGGTGTGCGCTACGCAATTCTCGCAAGAGGTTCCACGTTTGATAAGAACCACCTAGAGAACATCAAGGAATTGCTGGAAATAACACACCATCTGGAGCACGGCGATGAGGGCCGTGAAGAGAAGCGCCGAACAGATGGGTTGCCTGAACACCGAGCACGCACCCGTGACGGCTAACTTCAAGCAGCCTCGCCTGCGCAGCGAGAAGTATTTGCGTTCACTGAGAGAGATGCCTTGCCTGTCCTGTGGCATAGCCCCTGCTGGGGTAGCTCATCATCTGCTGCGTGCAGAAGAGAGAGGTGTCGGGCTCAAGACTGGTGACAATCACGCCGTTCCTATGTGCAACCCATGTCACACCAGACTACACATGAACGGTGACGAGATAATGTTTTGGGATTTGGTGGGCATCAATGCCTATCAATGGGCAAACAAAAACTGGAGGGAATTTAATGGCGACACTTGATGAGATTGCAAAGTCAGAAAGCTTTGAAGCTTTATGCATGGCGTTCAAGAAAGACGGGCCCGGCTGGTCTATTACACTGCGTGTCCAGAACCGTGACCTCTTTCATTCGGACGGGATGCCCTTTCAAATCCTGACGGATCAACTGGGGTCGGGCCGATACATGATAGCTATGGTGAAGATTGGCGAAGATGAA